ATATGTACTGAGCATACTTGGAAAGGGTTGGTGTAAACCCCGTCTTTCACAAAGTAGAAATCTAATTTAGTTTTAGACAGGGGAGAAGGGCGGTTCTGCCTGTTTACAACCGTGGTTCCGTTGAAAGTAGTCATATCCTACTTATTTAGAGGAAAGAGCTTCACTCTCTTTCTGTTTTTCGTCTAAAAGTTGTTCCAGATATTCTTCCCTTTCTATGCCCGTCATAAGAAACACATCAGACAGGCTGAAGTGTCCGTGATGCACGAGAACATAGCTTTGCTTCGCTAGGCTTTCCAGAACGAAGCCTAGCTCACTGAGAAAAAATACTCGTTGAGAGGAATGACGGCTTTAGAGACTTCGTCGCAGTTAGCGCAAGTAAAGCTCATATCCAGTTGCATTCCGTAATCGCTACTTACAATCTTCTCTCTTAGGAAAGCAACATCCTTTACAGTAGTGTTCTCAATGAACGCCTTCTTCAGCTTCTCGTCGGTGTACTTTCCGACCGAGACCATAAAGCGCCACAGATTATCAGTGAGCTTATCGATGGACTGCATATAGAACTCGTCTTTGCTTCTTGGGCTTACGAAGGTTACTTCCTGTTGGCTGTCGGGAAGAACCACCTTAAACGGTTCGGTGTAGTCATCTGGCACATAGTTCACCGGAACTTCAGAGATGAGAACGCTGAGTTTGTTCTGCGCGGAGCAATGCTGACACTCTGGTTCGATGGTGTACTCATCACCGTAGGAAATCTCGCGAAGCTTAAACAACAAATAGTTTTTGTCGAAAAGGGTCATCGAGTCGTGGTCCAGCCCACGAACACAAGCGTTGAAAAGAGAGCGGATGATTTCCTCTCCATCCTTAGCGTTTTTCATACTACGAAGCTTTCTTTCTTCCGCAAAAGTAAAGGGGCGAATCTCTACAAACTCTTCACATTGAATGTATGCCTTTCCTCTGGAGGGCAAAGAAACCCGTCTCCAGGCTTGAGTAGTTTCTACATTCACAAGAAGACTCTTAAGAGCCTCTGCGTAGGTAGTGTCTACGACATCGACAGTCTTAGCCTCACTCACGGGCGCTGGCGCAGTAGATACCTTAGCTGGTGGCTCGGGGGTTGGCTCTGGCTTCAAGTTCTCTAAATCAACAGACGAGTTGGGGTCTAGACCTGCCTTTTCCATATGCGTTCTGGCTAGGTCAATTAGTGATTTTTCTTCGCTCATAATTTTTTAAGATAGCTGCTATCTTTTACTATAATAGTAAAAAGTGATTAGAATTTCTGTAAATAATAGTTTTTCTGTTTTACAGACGGACAACAAAAAACTGCTGTCAACACTTCAACAGAAATATTGCGCCAAAGTTCCTGGCTACCAATACTCTTCCGCTTACAAAAGAGGGGGTTGGAAGGGCGAGAAGTATTTCTTCTCCGCCAAAACCGGGAAGTTCGGTACAGGTCTACTTTCTTACATTGAAGAAGACCTCAACTATCTAGGCATTCCGTATGAAATAGAGGATTTTCGCAACGCAACCCACAACGACAGCATCACGCTCCCTCAGGTCGATTTTAGAGCCTACCAGAGCGATTTAATCCATAAAGCCCTGTCCGAGAAGGGTTGTATCATAAAGTCGCCCACAGGCTCTGGAAAGACCGTTGTGCTAGGAGGTCTGATAAAGGCTCTTGAAGACAAGACAGGTCTCATCTTTTTCACAAAGAAGCAGCTTCTGTACCAAACCTATGAACAGCTTCGAGAATGGGGGTTTGACGTGGGTCTCGCTTTTGGTGATGGTGTTATCATTAAGCCAATCACTTTATGCACTATTCAATCCATCGACAAGGTGCTGGATAGTCACCTACAACAGTCTGAGTTCATTATTTTTGATGAGGTCCACGAGTTTGGCAAAGGAAAGGTAGCGTCAAAAGCCGTTAAGTCATTTCCGAACGCTACGTACCGCATCGGCATGACCGCCACGGTTCCGACTGACCCGATTAGTAAGCTTACTCTTATATCTGGGCTAGGCAAGGTAATTGAAGAGGTTGACGCCAAGGAGCTTGTGGAGATGGGCTTTCTCACTGAACCTCTGATTCAAATTATTCCAGTAAAGGATACAACGACCATTGAGGATACGGAACTTTCGTACCGGGAAATATATGAAAAGTATATCACAGATAACGAACTTCGGAATACTATGATTGTTGAGCTTGTCAAGAAGATTTCCGAAAAACCTTCCCGAACTCTGATTATCGTGAAGGACTTGAAACACGCGGAGATTCTTCACGAGCTTCTCCCAGGGTCTCTTAAACTTGAAGGCAAGGACGATATCGTTTCCCGCAAGAAAACCATTGAGAAGTTTGCTAGCTCAGAGAAGGCGGTCCTGATTGGAACAACAATTATGCAGACTGGAATCGACATTCCTGAGATTACCCATCTTGTCAACGCGAGGGGTTTGAAGTCTGAGATTGCCACGATTCAGGCGATGGGTCGAGCTTTGCGAATTCATAAATCGAAACAAAAAGTATTCATCTTTGATTTCTTTGATAAAGCTCCCTATCTACAAAAACACGCCAAGGAAAGGATAAAGTCCTACAAATCTCTTGGTATGGAGATACAAGAATGAAAAACGTCAACGAAGAAACTCGAAAACTAAATCAGTTCACCCCAACGGCACTTGAGCGTATCAACGTCATCGAGGACCGAATTCGGAGAATCAAAGAAAGCAACAAAGTCGAAGAGCAAACAATAAAAGACCTCGATAACTTAATATACGAGGTCTTAGTATTGCGTTCTGGTTTCGTTCAGAACCTAATGAACTGGATGAAGCAAGGGTATACTATCGATTAGTCTTCCTCTACTTCTTCTTCATCAGGGTCGTCATCGTCTTCCAAGTCAAAGTCAATATCCTTTATAGCTTTTTCGATGTCGGAAACGAGGTCACGGAAATCCTTATCCTGGGCTTCGTCAGCAGCCATCTCCGCCTGTTCGGCTTCTGATTCTTCGGCGGCTGCTTGAACCTCCTCCTCGGCTGCTTGAACCTCCTGCTCGCTTTCTACTTCAGTCTCCGCTTCAGCCTCTGCGACGCCTTCCTTACGAAGTTTCGCTAGGTCTTCGCCCTCGATTTCACCGTCGCCGTCTACGTCAAGTTTCTTCTGCTTCTTGGACAGCTTCTTTTTCTTGTCGTCTTTCTTATCCTTGCAGACGCACGGCTTCTTTTTGCAGTCGTCACACTCGTCGTCAGACTCATTGCCGCCAGTGTCGGACATCTTGTCGTCGTCACCGTAGTACTGAGCTTCATTGATACCATCAGCGAGGTAGTCCCCGAGCTTCTTCATATCAAAGTTTTCGCGGATATCTACGACATCGAACTTAGCCTCTTGCATAACATCGCTCATGGTGTTCGCGACATCAAGAACCTGTACGCCACCCTTCTTTTGTAGGGTCTGAGAGAACTCCTTGAGGACATCACACAGAATACCTTCCTCCATGGACTCAGCCATCATGCCCAGCACCTCGGATTGAACCTCGGCAAGCCCCTTGAATGAAGGAATGAATTTTAGGCTTTGGATGTTGACGCCGTAAGTCTCATTCAGATGGTCAAGAACTTGGGTTTTAAGAGGCTTTTTAAACTCGTAAATCTTGTTCACGAACTCCTTGATATCCTTTTGTGTGAGAGTGCCTGGGTTGGTAACCTCAAAAACGGACTCCATAAGAGCAATAAGGTCAATTTTGTTTGAGAGGGCAAGGTAAGGAACCTCTTTAACGGTCTCGCGAATAGCGCTCTTCAGAACCCCATCAGTTGAGTAGATGTGAGAAGCGAGAGTGCTAATCGCGTCACTGCTAGCCCAGACTTGGTTGAAAGACTCTCTAGCCTCAATAAGCTCTTTACGTACTAGTTCCTTTTCACAAACCATTTCGTATAGAGTCTTCTTGCTGTTAGAAGGAATAACAATGTACTCGTCTCCAAGATTCTCAAGAGTGAGTTTGGGCAAGTCGTAAGTATCCCCGACAACCTTTGACAGGCGAAGACCTTCTACAAGCTTCTGGTTCTTAGACAGTTCCTCTTTGTTTTCCTCAAGGAAGTTCTGGAGCAGCGGAAGAGCCTCAACAAACTTCTTGTAGCTTTTGGTCTCCTTGATGTTGTAAGTCTCTCCGAAGCGTTCTGACCGCTTGTGGAGCTTCTTGCGGCTCTCCTCAATCTTGGCTCTCATAGTGAAAGCATCAAGTACCGAATCGAAGGAAGCCTCCGCCTTGTCGTAGCGGTCAGACACCAACGACTGCACAAAGTCAGAGACGCGACCTTCAACAAGAGTGTCTACACAATCATCCGACATGATTTTGTCTAGGTTTTCTGTAACAAAGTTTGCAAAGGTAAGCTTACCTTTAACTTCTTTGTACTCACATGAGATAAGATGATTTCTTTCACTAATGTAAGTAACCTTTCCATTGGCATCATCAATCTCGTAGACGGTTAGGTTTTCCCGAAGTCTGCGACCTAGGTAGTCACCAGCTTCAGTTAGACGAACGAAACTCTTGTTTCTGTTATTGAAAAGGTTCTTGAAATTCATGACAGTTGATAGTCTAGTTTTATATAGATGTGTGAAAAGCGTTATTTTAACTATTTACCTTCCTCTTCGGGTGGTGATGGTGCAGCAGGAGGTTGTTCTGCTCCAGGCGCAGCAGGTGCAGCCCCAGGTTCAGGCGCAGGAGGAGCCTCTAGCTCTTTCTGCTTTTTGATTTCTTCGATTTCCAAATCATTCATATCGTAGAAATTCTTGTAGATGTACTCGTTTGAGAAAAGGTCAAGACCTTTCACCGCCTGTACCACGCGGGTCTTTTGTTCGGCAAGCTCAAGCTTTCTCTTCTCGCTGAGGTCTGAGGGAGGTGCAAGCTTAATCTCCATGTTTGCGTAAGTGGACTTAGGGAAATTACGAATTTGGAGGTGACGACGAATAAGGTCGGTCAAACCAACTTCGGCGTCTCTCTGCACACGCATAACAGCCTTCGCAAACTTGGCATCCAACTGTGATAGGTTGGCTTTTCTTTCTGGCGACTTGTCCTTCTCGACAATGAAGTCCTTTGGAATTTTCATTGCGGCGAGAACCTTATCGCGGAAGTAACGAACATCATCGATATCTCCGAGGTTCTGAGCGCCAGGAAGGGTCTCAATCTTTGTACCTCCTTGCTTACTTACAGGAACGAAGAAATCTTCCTCGGCAGAGATTGGGTTGTAGCGTTCATCTGCGTTTCCGCTGTCAGTGTTGTAGAATTTTTCTTTCTTGAACTTCGCCTTAATACGCTCCATGAACCTCTCTACTTTGTTCTGAGGTAAGTTACCAGTGTCAATGTAGAAGATTCT